TTCAGATATTCCGCATCATCGAGGAACGGCTTGCCCAGCCACTTTTTCGGCACCGTCAGATAATTGCTTTCGGTAACGAGCCTGTCCGCCCTCGGCGTCCTGATGTACTTGTTTGCCCAGTTCTGAGCCGATCTCGGGGGATTAAAAGACTTGAACTTGTAAGCCCTGTCGCCGCCTCTGATGACCGACTGTTCTATCTTTCGGACAGCCTCGGGACCCGAGAACTGGTCAAGCTCCTCAAACCACAGAATGCCGATGAACCCGAAGGGAACTTTTATGGACTTGATCTTGTTCTCATCGTCCGCCCCCCGGAAGTATATCTTCTGTCCCGTTTTTGTTTTGGTTATCTCCAGCGGAGATTTTGTGGCAGCATATTCATCGTCAAGACCGAGGGAAGATATCGCCCACAGCATCTGATTATACACCGAATCTTTCAGAGTGTTACCCACCTGGCGGAGAATGCAGGCGTGCATATCCTCGTTTTTCTCCAGCAGGTCGATGACCGCCAGCGAGATAAACGAGGACTTGGTAGAGCCTCTTCCGCCCGGGAAAACATATTCGGAGTGTTCGCCCTCGGCAATGTCAAACAGCACCGATGAAAAGGCAGGAGCCACCATGCTTGCGGGAATACCGCCGTAAGAAAAGCCCTCCCGATCGTCCGCCGAGGGGAAGTACCTTTCACGGTCAAGCTTAAGGCGGGCGTTGTCGTACCTGATCCTGTGCCGCATCATATCGTCGTCACGGATAATGCTCCGCAGCTCCTTTACCGCAGCCACATCGCCCATTTTAGCCTGTTTGAGCAGTGCCGCATTGACCGCAAGCATATTCGTGACCTCGTCCTCGCTCAGCTCATCAAAGTTCACGCCCATATCAGAAAGGAGCTGGTAGTCCGCCACCTGAGAAGCAGGCAGCGACAACAGCAGCTCCATACATTTTTTCATATCACGCTTTTTCCGCCTTGCAGCCCCCGAGGCTTTGCCGCCTTTTTGAGTGATTTCTCGGAGTTCACTCGGAGTTCGTTCGGAATTTGATATTAGATTTTTTTCATTCACGGGTCACCACCTGCCGAAAAATAGGATAAAAAAATCCGCTTACAGCCTTTAACCGTAAGCGGATATAAAAATTCACTATACCCATTTTAGCACAAACATAGTGACATGTCAAGCATTTTTTGAAATTTTCACAAGAGCCTTGCCGTGAAGCCTATGTACGTGCCGCACACTGATTCCCATTTTGGCAGCAATCTGTCCCCAAGACTTGCAGTAAAGATAATGCAGGTTAAGCACCTCCCGCTGCCGTTCATCTTTCACAAGGTAAATGAGCCTGCCCGCCGCACAATACGGGTTTGAAAGTTCTGCTTTGCATTTGTCCGCTTGGGTTTCATAATCAGATACCTCGCAATATGATTCTTCAACGGAATTTCCGTTGCGCTCATATTCTGCGCCTGTGCTGTTATATCGCACTGTTTTGCCGTCTGTAAGTCTGCTCTCATAGCTTTTGTGCTTATTTCTGGCATTAAGGTACTTGCTCCCTGCCTCTCGTGCATCATTCAGCACCGCCTTGACCTCCTGCACAGTCAATATGCATCACTCCTTTTTCAGCAATTCGGGATTATCGTGAATGTTGCCAATAACCTCTGCGGCAAATTCGTCTGTCTTACCCAGTGAAACACATCTCAAAATAGATGAATTTTCCCAAGCGGTAGGATTTGGGGCGTTGACACGGCGCACACCAAAGCTTGAAATCTCATCAATCCAAACAATCACACCAATTGTTGTAGCAGAATATGCAGTGCCCTTAACGATATCCCCCTCGAAGATTTTCACGCCGTTCTTGTCTGTCAGCCCCGTGTACTGTCCCGCAGTTTCTGGAATAATATCACACCATAAACCGTCGTCTATGTCGTCTTTATTTTCAGAAAGAATAATAATTTGTGGCTTGTTCTCTCTTACAAGGTCTATATCCCAGTTGTACGGACTATATATGCCCTCAACCCATTTACCGCTTAGCGTTTTTCCTCGGAACAAAATTTCACGCATTTTAATCACCTCCGTCCATTTTCGCCCCGCAGGTGGGGCAGTAATTTTTGTCACCGTGCGGATATACCGCAATTAGTACAATAATGCCACAATTACTACATTCACACTTGTTCTTGTCAATCTGTATCCAATGACCATGCTTTACAGGCGCAACATCGGCGGCAGGAAGTTTGTATATAGCGCTACCAACAACATCAACAGCGCCGCTGTGAGAACCGAGTGTACCGCCGTGCGTACAGCCGTAATCATCAATTATTTTCATAACAGCTTCACGCTCTATGTATTCTTTTTCAGCCATTGTTATTTTCCTTTCCTTCTATAATATTTAAACCATCAATCGCATACCCGCCAGACTTTCCCTCAAGTAGTACAACGATTGTTCCGCAGCAATTCCACGGATTTGAACGTACTGTCCAAGTTTTGCCCTTGTCTTTTTCGCTTACAAGATATTTATTATTCATAATAACCCTGTCGCCAATTTTAATATCAGCCATTGTCAGCCCTCCTGTTCCAAGCTTCGGCTGCTTCTTTTAAGCCTTTCGCATTGTTTATGTAGTTAATAAAGCATCTGCATTTTTGACAGCCTATCCACCCAAACGCAAATTTGTTTTCGGGGTCAGTCGTTTGGAACGACGTTACCGCTTCTCCACCGCAGAACGGACAGGGCTTCAATTCGTCAGTCATTGCCATCTTATCGGTCCCCCTCCTGTTTCAGATTTCTGCCGCACATCGGGCAGTAGTTAATTGGTAATATTACAAAACTGGAATCATCGGTTGCGATGAAAACCTGTCCTTCGTCTTTTATCAATATAAACGGGTCGCTACCCGGCTTCATACGCTCACCTATATCCCGCACAGAAAAATCGCAGTGTGGACAAGGTTTTGTTTCGACATTCTTAACGTCGTCAAGCTCAATCATCTTCCTCACCGCCTGCAATTCCGAGCAATGCTTCAAGCTTCATTTTCTGATTGCTGAGATTTATTCCACGTTCCATAGCCTTCATTGAATCATCCTCAGCATTGCGGATATCACGAGTGCAAATTTTTATTGCGCCTTTTATGGCTTTGACAACAGTTTCATTGAGCTTAACCGCATCAATAGCAGCCTGCAGCGCTTCTGCGTCCTGGTGGAATATTTCATCGTCGCCGTCATCGGTAAAATGACCCTCAGCTTCGGTTTTCAAATCCTCAAGATGACTTATGATTTGATTTTCATTCATTTTTGCATATCCTCCTAATTTCAATTTAAATGCCATTTTTAGGCGCTTTGTGTTTTGGCGTGGAAATTACCCTACCCTCATCCGTAAAACCTCATACGGCTTATTTCTGTGGGCTTGTCGTTGGTTTGGCTGCACTCATGGCGTTCAGTTTCTGCAAAACAGTCTTTTCGGTGACGTTTTCGCTTCTTGCCGCAGATATCACAGCAAGCGCAGTCCTCAGTGCCTCGGTAACATCTTCGGGAAGTTTCAGCGGAGCCTTGCAGAGAGCTGCGCAAAGGCTCTCAGTCGCCTTGATAGCCTCCTGGTGCTTTCGGTACGCATCGACATAAAGAAATCGCTGCTTGATATCCTCGTTGTACTGAGACAGGAGGCGCTGCTTTTCGGCAGCAGCCTGCTCCAGACTTATGGCTTTGCTTTTGAACATCGCATATACGCCGCAAAGTCGTGCAAAATATCTGTACTCAGCCGCAGGAAACTCAGAGCAATCAATTATCTGACCCTTGCAGCCTGCATTATAGCAGTCGGTCTCCAGCTGCTTGAAAACAGCCGGATCGGAAAAACATTTCTTCAATTTACACCTCCGGTTTATTTTTGATTGCATGATTTACGATCAGGTCAAGGTCGAATGACGGCTGCTTGGAAGGCTGTGCCTTTGCGCCGTCTTCCTCTATCCACTTGACTATTGTGTTGTAGTGATTACGATACGGCTTCTTGCCGCTGGATTTTATGTATTCACTGATTTTATCAACGTACGCATTGACTATCGTGTCTCCGTATTTATCGCAAAGCGATTTGTATTGTTCCGTTGTCAGTCGTACGTTGTTGTGTGTGCCCCTTGCGGGCACCTTACTACTAACACTACTACGTAGTACAGTATCAGTATCAGTTACAGTATCAGTATCAGTTACAGTATCAGTATCACTATCCATTTGTATTTTTTTGTATGCGTTTGTATCGTTTTGAATACATTTGTATTCATTTGTATTCAAATGTATATCTTCTTTGTCGCTGACAACAGGCTTTGAAGTGTTGTCGCTATCTTTTGCCCAGCGCTTTTTGATATTTTCAGCACGCTTCTGGCATACTTCGTTGTATCGCTGTAAATCGCCGTCAAGCTGATTGGCAATAAAGGAAAATGCCATTGCTGCCATACCATCGAGGGTAGGCAGCTCTTTTGTATTGACATATTCCAGAATAGCTTTAAACAGCTTGCCTGCATCTTCATCGGAAAGTATCTGCACCTGCCTGATGTACTCCGCATAAAGGATAAAGCTCTTCTTTTTCGGCATTCAGACCACCTCAGAACGGAAGATCGCTGTCGCTGACTACTTCCTCAAAGTCCGAAAGGTCGGCAGAAGCAGGTGCCGCAGCCGATGACTGATGCTGAGGAGGGGGAGAAGCAGAGGAGCTTTTGCTTCCGCCGCTGTCACCACCGAAATAGGCATGATCCACAAGCACCTCGGTAACATAATGCTTTACATCGGGGTAACGCTTGTCATCATAATTTCTCGTTCTGATAACGCCCTCAATGCCTATCATCTTGCCCTTGGAGAAGTATCGGCAGATAAATTCAGCCGTCTGTCTCCACGCCGTGCAGCTGATAAAATCGACCTGCCGCCCGCCGTTCTGATCCTTATACCCCCTGTCAACAGCCACGCTGAAGCTACAGGACGATATGCCGTTTACGCTCTGCCGCAGTTCAGGATCTGATGTAAGACGTCCCATTAAACACACTCTGTTCATATTGCACCTCCTAAAATTTTGGCTATCATATAGCCTGTCATACGCTTGTCGCAGAATACGAAATCAACATCATACCGCTGACCAATGGTAAAGAGTATCTTGAAAAGCTGTTTTCCGCTGACAGCTTTGGGAGACGTTCTGAGGCGGGGATTTACCCACCCCTGAACATCTGCAAGTGTCTTGATATTGCTTCCGTGTTCGCAAAGAATAATGATTTTTATCCCATTTTCCCGTGCACGTTTAAGCTCATTGATGAACCTTTCGTGCTGCTGGCAGACATTACCGCATATTTCCTGTAAATTCTGCTTGCGGTCAATTACGACCCTCGGATTGTCAAGGCTCATATAATCGCCTACATAAAGCTTTGACGTATAATGCTGAATGCCTGTTTCATCAAAATAGCTCACTATCTGTTTAATGGCTCTTGATTTTTCTCTGGTATCAATCTGTATAGTCACTTTTAAACTCCTCCGAGGTCAGAACCTTGTCAAGCTGTTTTGTGAATTTACAGTAATCACAGTGTCCGCATCTGGTCGGTTCTTCCTTTCCAGACTTTATTGCCGCATATCTTCCGATGTTCGCCTTGACTATCTCCATCGCCGCATCAAGCTCAGCCTGATCCAGACTTATGACCTGTAAGTCGGTCTCCTTTTCCTTTGTGGCTGCAGCAAGGACAAAGGGGAGAGTTTCCCCTGTGTTCTGCCTTACTATCTCCTGATATACAGCGCCCTGAATGTCATAGCCCCAGGCTTCATAAAAGCTGAGCCTGCCTCTGCCGTTTACATATATGGGGGAAAAGTCCTTTATGACCTTGAGGTCAACTATGGTCTTGTGCTTCCGATAGCTGTCAATTTTTATCTTGACAGGCACGCCTTCGATCTCGCCCACCATAATTTTCTGCTTTTCTCCGTCCATAGCCTTCATAAAAAAGCTGTCTCGTTCGATTCGGTTGATTATGTAATCCGCCTGAATATATTCAGCTTTCAACGCACCGTCACGCTTGAATATTTCGGGGTTCTTTGCCTTGAAAATATCAAGCGTGCCCTCGAAATGTGCATCGACATACGAGCCTACAAGAAGTGCGGTAGTCTTTTCGGGAGCATATTCACTGTGCAGCTCCGCAAGGGCTGCCGCCTCACATTTTTCAAAGCTTTTGAACTGAGACACGCCCATATATTTCAGATTGTTCTCCGGCGAAAAATAGTCGGTCTGAGTTATGCTGTGGGGTATCATAAATATGTTACCTCCATTTCCGAACTGTCGGTCGTTCTTGTGGCGATAAACTGCACACCCTTTTCCCTGCACTTGTTGTACAGCTTTTCACGGTTTTCCGCACTGAGCTTTTCAGCGCCGTCGATGAGAATTATCTGTAAATTGTTGGGCTTGCTCAGAGCAACGTCAACGCAAAGCTCAAGCTGTTCACCCTCTGAGAGGTTGGAAACGGGGAGACCGTGTATAAGGGGAATGCCGTTCTCCACCGTGAAGCCCTCAATGGGGATAGAAGCAGTTTCGAGTATCTTTCCGGGAAGACTGCGGGCAAGCTCTATCTTTGCTGTAAGCTTGTCCGAAGCGGCGGTAAGCTCCTTGACCTCTTCCTGCATAGTTTTCATACGGTTGTATTCGTTGATATACTTCTTCATCTGCTCGGCATATGTTGCCTGCTGTTCAAGGGGAGCCGTGTCAACGGGTGTTTTGTCAGCATATTCATCTGCGACCTTGATGTCAGAATCAAGCCTTGCCACATTTTCGTTATAACGGCTTTCCGCAAGTGCTATCTTATCCGCAAGTATCCCGTCAAGGGAAGCAAGCTTGTTCTCATTGGCTGCGATCTCCGCTTTCATGCGTTCGATAGATTTCAAAATAGCTTCACGCTGGTTGGATATCGCCATCTTTTCGGCAGCTACAGCGGATTCCTTTTCGCCCTGAAAGCCCCTTATCTTGTTGGCATAACTGTCCTTGAACGCCTTTGCACGCTGAATACGGCTGTTGTGTTCCCTGGCGCTGTTTATCTTCTTATACGCTTCCGCAAGGTCGAAATTCTCCCATTCCTCCGCATTGAAATGCTCGGGTATATCTTTGGCGATATCCTCGATGAACGCCTTCTGATTGCGGATATCACGGTTGATGTCCTGCCTGCGCTTAAAATAGTCCCCATTTTCGGACTGGATATCCGAAAGTACCTGCAGTATGTTCTGGCTGTAATCAATGCCCTGCGGTATCTCACCGAACTGCTGATTTATCCAGTTAAGGTCCCAGGGAAATTCGATGAGGTCAAGAATGGCCCTGTTCTGCTCCTTTTTGGTCATCTGGGTAAAAGCTACAGGGTCAAGCTGCAAGGGCGTAAAGAGCTGCTTAAGAAAGTTTTCGGGAGAAGATACTTCCTTGCCGCAGTCCTTTACGGATTTATAATCAGCCTGCTCGGTGCGCTTCTTACGATTGATGTAAATACCTGTGTCAGTCTCAACAATGATCTCGCCCTCTTTTTCGCCCTTGTGGATAACATAATCACGGGAGCTTCCATTGGTAAGAGCATATCTGATAGAATCTATTACCGATGTCTTGCCTGTACCGTTTGTACCTGTGATCTCGACAGATCTGCCGTCAAGCTCGGTCTCGGTGATGCCGAAAAGGTTCTTTATTTTTATCTTGGTAGCTTTCATTTTTCATATCCTCCGTTACAGTTCAATTCTTTCAACGGGCTGAATGTCCTCAACCTCGCCCTCAACGTGTACGCCCATAAGGACTTCGGGGCAATATACTCTCGCAAAGAACGATGATGCTCTGTATGCAAGCATAAGCTCAGGCATATTCGTCCATTTTGGATTTTTACCGAGCCACCCCTCAGCCCTCGCCATTTTCAGTGTGACCTCGGGGCCTTCCACCCTGTCACCCGTGTCAGCCCATACAGCCGACAGATAACAGCCTCGGTCATCGGTGCCCTTTGTGCCGATATATACAGGTCGGACGCTGCCCGGCTTGAATTTGCCGCAGCCTTCAATGAGAGCCTTGCAAGCCTGCCCGCTCCATGAGGGCTTTCCTTTGACCACATAAAGGTTTTGCATGACCATCATTGGAGATACACCCATTCTGTCAGCCATATCTACAGCGATGGCGCAGTCGGCAGGCTTGTTTTTGTAGTTATCGGGTATTATATCCGCTGTAGAGATTACCTTTGCGAGCTTATATGCTCTTGAAAAATCAGCAACTATATTTGTGGAAGGCTGCTGCACAATTTCCGATATTGCGGCGCTGCTCTGAGCAGGAGCCTGTATTATGTCGTTTGTTTCCATTTTTATTCCTCCTCAAAAAGTGACATTTGTTCGTTGGTTTGGGGGATATCCTGCCATTTAACACCTATGTAGTCAAGGACACGCCCCCAGCCGTATTCTGTGCCGTCCTCGTCTTTGCAAACATGGTACATCCAATATTCCCAAGCTTTGGGATTGGCTTCCCTCAGACGGTCAAATCTATGCGGACGGGCTTCCATATGTATTCCGAAACCGCATATATCACAGCCTGTCCTTTGTGCCTTGGTCGTGTACAGGGTGCCGTTTCCTTTGCGCTCAATGGTGCCGTATATCTCGGGAACGGGGACGTGCAAATCTAACGCCAGCTGCAAAATATCCTGCCTGTTGAATATGGCAAACGGAGCGGAACGGACCGTATCTTTGCCATAATAATTACAGCCGTGCATTTTTAGTGATTTTTCACGCCTGCCGCCCTCCGAAGCCATAAGCCCCAGATAAGGGAAGCTGTTATGCTCTTTCGCCCAATCGTCGCATGGCTTTTCTTTCAGCCAATAGCAGCACTGCGAACTGACTTTGAACGGCGGCGTTTTGTAATTAACGCCCTCGTTTTCGTTTTCATATCCGCCGAAAAGATACAGCCATTTTAACGGCAGCTT